ACGAGGGGCCGGGTATATGATGGCGGTGAGGCTATTGTTTGCACGGTGTGTAGCGGGCCTATGCTTGAATTGACCAGCGATGATTATGCTGGAGAAACTACTATTATTTTTGACCCAGAGGATTATGATGGCGCGAGCTAGAGCAGCAACAGACAGATCACCCCGGCGCAGGAAGCAGCCAACCACTGAGGCTTTGGCGGGGTTGAATTTAGATTTTTCGGAAAGTCCGACCGTATGGGAATTTTTGCAAGACAACAGCTTTGTGCGTGGTCTAATGGGGCCAGTAGGATCTGGCAAAACATTCGGTTCATTAGCGGAAGTGATGTTGCGGGCGGTGAAGCAGGAGCCATCGCCGATAGATGGGATCAGATATACTCGGTTTGCAGTTATCAGGAACAGCTACCCGGAACTACGCACGACCACGATTAAGACGTGGCAGGAATTATTCCCTGAGAATGTGTGGGGGCCAATGCGCTGGTCGCCGCCTATTACACATCACATCAAGCTGCCGCCGCGTGATGGCGCGGCTGGGCTTGATTGTGAGGTGATTTTCTTGGCGTTGGATCAGCCCCGCGATGTTCGTAAATTGTTATCTTTGGAATTGACCGGGGGTTTCATAGACGAGGCTCGCGAACTGCCAAAGGCGGTGGTTGACGGTTTGACATCGCGTGTCGGTCGTTTCCCGACTAGGGCGAATGGCGGTTGTACTTGGCGCGGCGTGTGGATGAGTACCAACCCAATGGATAGTGACCACTGGTGGCACCAGTTAGCTGAGAAAAATCCTATTCGCGGAAAGTACCCTTGGAAGTTTTATAAGCAGCCCGGCGGCGTTATTGAGGCAACCAAAGAACACGAGGAAGCTATATTTTCGGCTGAGAAATATTGGATTAACAACCCAGCGGCTGAGAACGTAAATAATTTGCCGCCCGGATATTACGAGCAGCAGTTAGCGGGTAAGACCATTGACTGGATACAATGCTATGCCGGGGCTAAGTATGTTTATGTGCAGGATGGCAAGCCGGTCTGGCACGAGTTCGTTGATAGTATGATGTCGGCTGACGTGCATATAGAAGAAGGCTGGCCGGTGCATATTGGGCTTGACTTTGGTTTGACGCCTGCGGCTGTCTTTGGGCAGAAGATGCAGAATGGGCGGTGGCACGTTGTGCATGAGCTAGTGGCCTTTGATATGGGGCTTGAGCGGTTTTGCCATCACTTGCTGGCTGACATACAGCAGCACTTTCCAAAGTCGGACGTGCTGATCTGGGGTGATCCGGCGGGTGTAAAACGTGACGAGATATTTGAGGTAACGGCATTTGAACATCTGCGAACTATGGGCCTTCATGCTAGGCCAACCAGCACCAACGATTTTATGGTTCGGCGTGAAGCTGGTGCTATGCCAATGAATAGATTGATTGACGGCAAGCCCGGCCTGCTGGTTAATCGCTCTTGTGTTAAAACGCGCAAGTCGCTGGCTGGTGGTTATCACTTTAAACGTATGGCTGTTGGCGCTGGTCAGGAACGGTTCCGCGATGTGCCGAATAAAAACCAGCACTCGCACGTTGGTGACGCATTTGGCTATTTGATGCTTGGCGCTGGCGAGGTGCGGAACATTACGCGCAACAGCCAGTTTAGCAATCAGTTTAAGCAGGCCACCGCCAATATGGATTTTAATATATTTTGATTGACATAACGACAAACAAAAAGTTTCGGATTGTGCCGTTTCACTGGGCGCACCCCTATGCGGCTGATTTGCGAGAGCATGATAAAAAGGTTTTTCAGTATGTGCCTAATTATCAGGATATGCTCAAAGCGTTTCAAGCCGAGGGTGACGCAATCACAGCAATGTGGAAGGGTCGAATTGTTTGCTGTGCTGGCTGCAACGTGTTGTGGCCGGGTGTGGCAGAGGCTTGGATGATAACATCTGTTGAACTTCCTAATATATCTTTAACAGTAACGCGAGCAGCTATTAGATACTTTGATAAGTTTTCTACAAAACATAAATTAAAAAGATTACAGATCACGGTTGATGTAGAAAACGAGCTTGCGATGCGGTGGGCAAAGGTGTTAAAATTTCAACCAGAAGGGCTGCTCCGCAAGTATGGGCCGGGCGGTTTTGATTACATGATGTTCTCAAGGATTTACAAATGAGTTTTCTTTTTAAGTCTCCAAAGGTAGTAATGCCGACAGCGGCGGCAGTTGCCCCGGAAGTGACCGAGGCACAAGATCGTCAAGAGAAACGCATTGAAGCCCAAGAGGAAAGTCAAGCCAGAAAGATTGCTGCGCAACGCAGGGCTAGGCAGTATGGCGGTCGGCGTATGCTGATGGCGTCTATTCGCGGCGGCACAGCCGATGATGATGAAACAACATTAGGATAGTATTATGAGTTCAATAAGAAGAATAGTTCAAAAAGTTGCAACATCCGCAGGGCTTATAAAAAAAGTTAGGCCAGCGCCAATAGCGCCAAAGCCCGCCGCCGCCGCGCCAGCGGTTGAAGCAAAGACAGCAAAGACAGCAAAGACAGCAACGGCTCTTGCGTCTGAGCGTAGAGTTACGAGGGATGAACGTACAGAGGCGGCCAAGAGGCGCGCCCGCCGGGCTGGTCGCCGTGGTCTAATGATGGCCGGTCGTTTAGGCGGCGGTGGTCAAGAAGAAGAAACCAAAACAACATTGGGATAAGATGATGCCAAAGAAAAAAGGTAAGGGTTACGGTAAGTAATGCAAAAGAAAAATGCGTAGTGTTGAGGAAATCCTAAAACGTCACGATATTGCGCAGCGCCGCAAAGACAATTGGCGTCAGATTTACGAAGATTGTTATGAGTTCGGCTTGCCACAGCGCAATCTGTATGATGGCTATTACGAGGGCGGTGGCTCTCCGGGGCAAAACAAAATGGCTCGCGTGTTCGATAGCACGGCCATCAATGCGACACAGCGTTTTGCCAACCGCATTCAGTCGGGTCTATTCCCACCTTATGCGCCGTGGTGCCGCCTAGAGCCGGGGGTAGAAATCCCAGAAGAGCGGCGCATCGAAGCGCAAATGGCGTTGGATATGTACAGCGACACAATGTTTAGTGTTCTGCGTCAATCTAACTTTGATTTGGCTATGGGCGAGTTCTTGCTAGATCTGGCAGTTGGCACGGCTTGTATGCTGATCCAACCCGGCGATGAACTAAACCCAATCCGCTTTACTGCCGTGCCGCAGTATTTGGTTGCCATTGAAGAGGGCGCACACGGCAAGGTCGATAATGTTTACCGGCGTATGCGTATGAAGGGCGAGGCTATTAGCCAGCATTGGCAAGATGCCGAGATCCCAGAGCGTATGCAGCGCATGATTGACGAAAAGCCAACCGAAGAAATCGAGCTTATCGAGGCGACACTGTATGAGCCTGAGATGGGTGAGTTTTGCTATCACGTCATTTGGCCGGAAGGCAAAGCCGAGCTATTGAAGCGTTACATGAAATCCAGCCCTTGGATCGTGGCGCGTTATATGAAAGTAGCTGGTGAGGTCTATGGCCGCGGGCCGTTGGTTACTGCAATCCCAGACATTAAGACGCTAAACAAAACGCTAGAGTTATTGCTTAAAAATGCCAGCTTGTCGATTGCCGGTGTTTACACTGCCGCTGATGACGGTGTTTTAAACCCGCAGGCAATCCGCATTGCGCCGGGTGCGATTATCCCGGTAGCGCGTAACGGTGGCCCACAGGGTGAGAGCTTGCGTCAGATGCCACGATCCGGCGATTTTAACGTGTCGCAGATTGTCATCAATGACCTGCGTATGAACGTCAAGAAGATCTTGCTCGATGACACACTGCCGCCTGACAACATGAGCGCAAGGTCTGCGACAGAGATTGCAGAACGCATGAAAGAACTGGCGCAGAACCTTGGCTCCGCTTTCGGTCGTTTGATTACCGAAACTATGGTGCCAATGATTGCGCGGATCTTATATGTAATGGATGAGCGCGGTTTGATTGAGATGCCACTGCGCGTCAATGGCCTTGAGGTTAAGGTCACGCCAGTTAGCCCGATTGCACAAGCGCAAAATATGGGTGACATTGAAAAAATTATGCAGTGGGTGCAAATGTCGTCAGCCCTTGGCCCAGAAGGCCAAATGGCTGTAAAGACAGGCAGCATTGCAGATTATGTTGCTGACAAGCTGGGCATCCCGGCTGAGTTGCGTACATCTCCAGAAGAACGCGAGATGATGATGCAGCAGGCAATGGAAGCCGCACAAATGGCGGCGCAAGCAGAGGCCGGTGAAATGCCACAAGGTGAGGCACCGCCAGAAGGGGCATAAGAATGAACCCAGACGGTTGGGATGGTTTGCAAACCGTAGATCATAAAATTGCAGAAAAACAGCAGGTAGATAAAGACGACATTGATCGTCTTTATTTGCGCGTATTCGCCAGTGACGATGGGGCAAAGCTGCTCACTCATCTACGCGCACTGACGATAGAGCAGCCAACGTGGTATCCCGGCGAAGAAGCCAGCCACGGCTATGCTCGCGAAGGCCAGAACAGTCTGGTCAGGGAAATTGAGCGGCGCATGAAAAGAGCGAGATCACTATGAACGAAACTGATGGTCTGCTGGCCGATGCTCAAATTGAGAGTGACGATAACCAGCAGCAAGCAGAAGAAACAATCTCACACGTTAAGCCTGACGGCGAGACTGTATCTAGTGACGCAGTAGCGTCAGAGGCGGCAACCGAAGAAGGAAAGCCTGAGTGGTTGCCCGAGAAGTTTAATACCGGCGAAGATTTGGCAAAGGCTTATTCTGAGTTGCAGAAAAAGTTTAGCCAAGGAAAGCACAAAGCCCCAGAGGAATACGATGAAACCGTATTTGCCGAGGCTGGCATTCCAGAGGATGACGAGCTTTACACAGTATACAGAGACTGGGCTAAAGAAAACGGCATCAGCCAGTCGGCGTTTGAAGAGCTTGCTGGTAAGTTTATTTCTATGGCCGGTGATGAGGCACAAGAAGCCGAGATTTCATATAAAGAAGAATATGAAAAACTGGGCAACAATGCTGACGCAATAATTAAGTCAATGTCTGACTGGGCATCGAGCCTAGTTCGCAAGGGCGTTTGGTCTGAGACTGACTTTGAAGAGTTCAAGATTATGGGTGGTACAGCCGAGGGCATGAGAGCTTTGCAAAAGGTTCGCAGCTATTACGGCGACAAGGCCATCCCGGTAGACGTTGCGCCTATGGCCGGTGCGCCATCAAAAGAAGAGTTGATGGCAATGGTCGGAAAGCCAGAATATCAAACAGACCCAAGCTACAGAATAAAGGTTGAGAAAATGTTTGAGCAGGCTTTTGGCAGTGACGAATACTCGCCAACATAAAGGTCAAGAGGGAACTGTTTACAGTTCTCTCTTTTTTACATATAATCCCTATTGACAGACAATCGTCTTTCGACCTGTCGCAAACGCTTGGGGGCGTAGCGTGTATGCCCAAGCCGCAGCCCGAAAGGATACCTGCTAGGCGCTAATCGTGTTTTAACTTTGACAAAGGAATAGGAAAATGGCTGTAGGCATTTCCAACGCTTTTGTGCAGTTGTTCGATGCGGAAGTGAAGCAGGCCTATCAAGCATCTCGTGCTTTGGCTGGCGTTACTCGCGAGAGAACAAGTGTCGAAGGCAATCAGGTTAAGTTCCCGAAGATCGGGAAAGGAACCGCAACAGTTCGCGTACCGCAAACTGACGTTACACCTCTGAACGTGACTTACTCACAAGTCACAGCAACAATGTCAGATTTCATTGCTGCTGAGTATTCAGACATTTTTAACCAGCAAAAAGTCAACTTTGACGAGCGCCGGGAATTGGTGCAAGTAGTTGGCGCAGCTATCGGTCGCCGTATGGATCAGCTTGTTATTGACGCGCTCAATGCAGCTTCCTCACCGTCAACCGTTGCAACAACTGTTGGTGGCGCAGGCACAAACATGAACCTTGCAAAGCTGCTCGCAGCTAAAAAGGCTCTGGATGTGAAGAACGTGCCAGCAGAAGGTCGCTGCATGATCATTCACGCAAACGGCTTGTCATCATTGCTTGATGAGACAGAACTCACTAGCAGCGATTTCTCAACCATAAAAAGTCTTAGCACTGGTGAGATCGACACTTTCCTTGGCTTTAAATTCATCACACTAGGTGATCGTGATGAAGGTGGCTTGCCTATCCCATCAACCCGCACTTGCTTTGCGTTCCATCGCGATGCAATCGGTATGGGCATTGGCATGAACCAAAAGTCTGAAATCAACTACGTTCCTGAGAAAACGTCATTCCTCGTTTCTTCAATGTTCTCCGCTGGTGCGGTTGCCATTGATGACGATGGTATTGTCAAAATCTCAGCGACTGAATAGGAAGGAGATTAGTAATGGCTTTCTCTTCAGCAGGTTGGAACGTGATCGGTGCAGCTAAATCTGGCAACGCACCATCAATGTACACCTACACATCAGCAGACGCGATTGCGACTGTGAACACCGAAGGTTATTTCAACACACTGTCAGACACAGTGGCAGTTGGTGATGTGATCTTTGTTCACGACAGCGCGACCCCAACAATGTCAATTGTTATGGTTGCATCAAACGCCTCTGGTGTTGTTGACGTTACCGATGGCACAGCTATCGCAATGGGTGACGCAGACTAATCTAAGTGGAGCCGGGCAACCGGCTCCCTTTCCCTATTTTGGAGTAGCGCAATGGCGGCTGGTGATACCAAACTATCAATTTGTTCTGATGCTTTGATTATGCTGGGCGCTGCGCCTCTATCATCATTTGCCACCGGCACTGACGAAGCGCAGGTTGCTGATCGCCTCTATGACGATGTGCGCGACACTCTCTTGATGCAATATGCGTATTCTTGGTCTGTGCAGAAAGTGCAGTTAGCGCAGCTTGCCAGCACCCCAATCAATGAATGGAAATACGCCTACGCGCTGCCCGGCGATATACTTGGCAACCCAAAGGCTGTGTTTAACACAAGCTCTGTTGGCTCAAATACGGTTCGTGATTTTGAGATTTACAATCTTGGCCTTTATACTAATTACGAAACAGTTTGGATTGACTACCAGTTCCGGCCAGAGCCAGCAATATTCCCGCCGTATTTTGTGCGTCTGTTAAAGATGGCGTTGGCCGCTGAGTTTGCCGAGCCGGTTACCGACCAGATAGCCAAGGCTGATTATTACCACGCAAAGGCTTATGGGTCACCGTCTGAAAATATGCGCGGTGGTTTGGTGCGTGTGTCTATTAACATTGACGGCGCTGACCGCCCGGCACAGCAAATACAAGAGTTCCCGATTTCAGATATAAGGTTCTAGCATGAGCCGCATCATCCAGATCCAGAATGATTTTACCGCTGGCGAGCTAGATCCAAAGCTGCGGTCTCGTACTGACATCAGTCAGTACAAGTCTGGCCTATCAACAGCGCGTAATGTAAGCATCCAGCCGCAGGGCGGTGCCAAGCGGCGTGATGGCACTAAGTTTGTTGAAGAATTAGATAGCGGCGCGGCTGGCGCTGTGCGAATGGTGTCGTTTGAGTTTAGTGTTAGCGACAGCTATATGTTGGTTTTCACACCCGGTAAGATGTACGTTTTCAAAGACGGCGCGTTAATCAAAAACATCAACGGCAGCGGCGATGATTTTTTAGCTGTGGCTAGTTTGACTAGCTCTATCTTGCCGGAGATGAATTGGGTGCAGTCTGCCGACACCGTTATCGTGGTGCATCAAGATCTGCCGCCGACAAAGATTGTGCGTGGCGCAGGCGACACAAACTGGACAGCCAGCACAATCACATTTGATTTTGTGCCTAAGTATGCTTTTACTTTAAGTGTAACTGCCGGAACCGCATATAACACTGGCGTACCACATGACCACCTAGAGCCGTCTGCCGCATCTGGCAACCTGACACTAACAGCAAAGCACAGCGGATCAGACGCTAATATATTCACTAGTTCTGCCGCCAGCTACATTGGGCAATATATAAACGTGACGCCATTTGGTCGATTGCGGATTGTGCGTAGGGTATCAGCGGCCAAGCTAGAATGTTTTGCTGAGGTGCCTTTGTTTGACACCAGTAACATTGATGACGCTGACTGGGAGTTTGAAAGTGGCTACGAAGAGGTGTGGTCGTCTAGCCGGGGCTACCCACGCAGCGTAACATTCCACGAAGGCCGGTTGTATTTTGGTGGCACTAAGCAACGGCCATCAACTATCTTTGGGTCAAGGGTTGCGACCTTCTTTAACTTTGACCCCGGCGAGGCTCTTGATGACGCGGCGGTTGAGGCAACATTAGACACCGGCACATTTAATGCAATTGTTGATATCTTTTCTGGTCGTCACTTGCAGATCTTTACGACCGGCGCTGAGTTTTATGTGCCTCAAACACTAGATACGCCCATCACGCCCAGTAATCTAATTGTCAAACAGCAGACTGCGTTTGGCAGCAAGCCGGGCATTCGGTTGCAAAACGTGGACGGCTCGACCTTGTTTATTCAAAGGCAGGGCAAGGCTATCCAAGAGTTTATTTTTAGTGACGCAGTGCAAGCGTACACGTCAGCCAAGATCTCGCTGTTGTCATCGCACCTGCTAAAGACGCCAGAGGAAATGGCAGTGCGTGTTGCCACGTCAACTGACGAGGGCGACCGGCTAATGCTCGTAAATGGCGAAGATGGCAGCATTGCTTGTTACACGTTGCTGCGAAGCCAAAATGTTATTGCGCCGTCAGAGTGGACAACTGATGGAGAGTTCTTAAATATTGGCGTTGACGTTGACGACATATACACTGTTGTGAAGCGCACTATTGCGCCTTATGCCACTGCTACAATTACTGTGACTGACGCTGCAAATATTGCAAACAGCGAAACCGTTGTCTTGACTGACAACGCTGGCACGTCAACAACATTCACGGCTGTCACTGGCACCCCGGCTAATGACCTTGAGTTTCAGGTTGGCGGGTCTCTTACAAACGATCAAGTCGCAGACAATTTAGCCACAGCTATCAACTCAGTTGCTGGGTATGACGCGCCCAACCCTGCGGCCAATGTTGTTAGTATAACTCGCAAGGTTACTGGTGGTAGCAATTTAACAATCACATCAAGCGATGCTGTCAGACTTACTGACGTTGATTTTACGGTTTCTGCGACTGACAGATATTATGTTGAAATATTTGATGCAAACGCATTGCTTGATTGTTCAGTTGTCGGCGCCGCGGCGTCATCTGTGGACATGAGCCATCTAGAAGGCGACACCGTTAAGGTAATCCGCGATGGCATCGTTGAGCCTGATCAAGTTGTGGGCATTAGCCCATTCACCGTTACCTTTGCCACTGCGGCGTCTACAAGCCACGAGGTCGGCCTTAACTTTACGCCAGAGGTAAAAACACTGCCGGTTGAACCAAACCTGCCTAGCGGCTCTATAAAGGGATTTAAGAAACGCATCTTTGAGGTAAACGCTGAGTTGTTTGAAACACAGTCGCTTACAATCGACAACAAGCTAATCGCGTTTCGCCAGTTTGGCGCAAATGTGTTTGGCAGCGCAGTGCCGGAGTACACAGGCATCAAGACATTGCACGGTCTTTTGGGTTATACTTATGATGGACAAATAACAATCGGCCAAGAAGTGCCATTAAAAATGACACTGCTGGGCATTGATTACAAAGTGAGCGTAGGACAGTAATATGGCACAGGCTATCCCATTTTTGATTGCCGGAATGACGGCTTTAACCGCAAGCCAGCAACTAAAAGCTGGCAAGGCGCAAGCTAGTGGTCTGGCAAGGCAAGCAGCATTTAGAAAAGTGCAGGCTCGCGGCGAGGCGTTAAAGTATAGGCAGCAAGGTGCCGCTGTTATGGACAATATTTTAGCGACCAAAGCAGCAATCAACGCAAGAGCAGCAGCCGGTGGGATTGACCCATTTAGCGGCAGCGCCAAGGCTTTGGCTTTGTATGCTGAGAAAAAAGGCGCAAACGAACTTTATATAAGCCGTGACGGTGAGCAGATTGCCTTTGGCACTGGCGAAGCGCAGGCAATGCAATATATGTCTCAAGCAAAGTCAGCAATATCTGCATCAAGAGCGCAAGCATTAGGCACAATAATGCAGGGCGCTATGATGGGTATGTCACTGGGCGGCGCACCTGCTGGCGCTGGCGGCAGCACTGGGTTGCAAGCTGGTCAGTCAGCAACGGTGTCAAGGGCAGGCTTTAGAGGATACGGCGGGTAATGGCAGAGCTACCAAAATACAGACCTTTAGGTGTAGGCATACCGTCAGTGCCGACTGTTGACTTTGTTGCGACAGGCGCTGCTAAGGCTCGCGCAATTGATGCCGTTACTAAAGGCCTCAATAGTATGACTGATTATTTGTACAAAAAACAGGTTGCCCAAACACAACGCGAAGCGATGCAGTATGCGTTTGAGAACCCAGTAACCGCTGAACAAATTGAGCAAGCCCTTGCTGATGGCAGAGACATGAGTGAGGTTGTCGGCGACCCTGACACAGTGTTTGGTGCAGTGACAACTGCGGCCACCGCAACCCAGTTATCAACTGAGTTGCAAACACAGCTAACATCAAAACTTGCTGTCTATAATGCAATGATTGAGGGCGGCGACCCCAACTTTGACCCGCAATTTATGCGCAATGATTTAACTGCTATGATTAGCGGCCATAGCGAAATAATCGCGGGCGTAGACCCAGAGGCTGCGCTAAAGTATAACGCGACTGCGAACACGCTATCTGCGGCCACATATAAATCAGGCCTTGAGCATAGTTTTAAAATAGCCCAAGCCCTTACAAAAGACCGGGCAAATGCAGAACTCGACAAGCTGCCTAATATTGTAAAACGTGTTTTGTTAAACCACGCTGGCGACATTGGTGTTACGACCGGAACAATTGCTACACAGTTAAAAGTTGCAAATAACGCAATCATTGAGACTGGTGACGCTGCGTTTATAGAAAGTGCCGGTACTAAAGTTAGAGATATTGTAACTGAGCAATATCAAAACGTCCTAGCCGACTGGGCCGGGCAATCAAGCAAAAACACGCGCCGCGCTTTAAAAGGTGATTTTGGCGATAGGTTCACCAGCTTGTATGGCGTCCTTGACGATAAAGAAAAAGCTGGTGTTCGCGACTTAGTTAGAAAACAGCGCGATGCTCGTATCGCTGACAATAAGGTTGCTAAAGACCTTGGCCTTGCTAATGCTAAAAAAGAAGTGCAGCGCATACAAACAACAATGGCCGACTTAGCGGCTACCGCTTACCAAGGCGCAGCGTATAACTCTGCGGTTGATCAGTTGCAGGCATTAGCCGTTTTGTACCCAGAGGCTGTAACGCAATCATCTATCACATCGCTAGACAAGGCGCTTGATCCCAGCAAAGACCCAAAGTCAAATTTTGCTGGTATGTTTGAATTAAAGCGCAGAGTGCTGGGCAACGAAATACAAACAATGGATGATTTAGAAAGGCAAGCAAATGCCCTTGGCGTTGGCGCAAAGGACTATTATTCAATTGTGCCGTTTTTACAAACAGACGTAAAAGCAGAAGCGACAGCCGTTGATCGGATTATTCGGCGTAACGCTAAAATTGTTGATGGGTCAAACGCAAGCGAGAAACAATCCAAGGCATATTTTAAGTTTGAAAGAACTTTGGACGACAGATACACAGCAAGAATACAAGAATGGGAGCAAAGTACGCGGGTCACTTTAATGCCAACAAAACTAGATATAGCAAAAGAAATTGACCTAGAGTATCGCCGCAGTGATGAGCAAAAAGATGTCAACGCTGCTGTGGCTAACCTTGCTAGAGACTTTGGGCCAGAAGGCCAGCAATCGCCTCTTAATATTTTAATTGACGAAGATACAACAGAGCAAGACGTAAAAGATGCTTTGGTGGCTAAAGGCCTACCTGACAGAAAATTCATTGAACTTATGAATATAGCAAGGTCTAGGATTAGCGTTATGAGCCGGGCTGTTGAAAGAAGGGATGCTCTACGATGACCGATGATTTTGCAAGAGCGTTTGATGACAGGTTTGCGTCTAATGTTATGGTTGACACGCCGCCTGTTTTGCAAATCCCATCAATGGATACGCCGCCAGACCCAGTGCAGCCAGAGGCACCAGAGGTAACTGAAAAGCAATTATTGCTTGATCCGCAGTTTGCAGCGGCGGCGCGTGACGTGCATTTGTTGTTTGAGGGTAAGCCGTTTGAGGGTGACGATCAAATGGCGGCGCGTTACGGCATAGATGCAATCGGTGAGTTTAATTATAACTTTGCTGGCCCGGCTGGCATCCCCAGCGAAAGTGGCATTAGCTCGCCCGGCACTATTGGTCAGGCCGCAGCTTTAATGACTAGCGGCTCACAAGATCAAGCCAAGTCATTTGTTTATCTTATGGATCGTTACGATCAACTGCCTAACTTTACACTAGCTGGCACTGCTCGCATGATACGCGGTATGATTGCTGACCCTAGCGTTTACACTGGCTTTGGTACATTAGGCGCTGGGTTTTTGGTTCGCAAGACTGGCGCTACTGGGATTAAAAAAGCATTAGTTGAGATAGCAAAGCGCCCCGGCACGTCAGCCGCCGTATATACTGGCGTTGAGGCTGGGGCTGCTGACCAGCTAACGCAGGGCGTTGAGCGCAAAGCTGGGATAGAGATTGACCCAGCAACAGGCGCACTGCGCACTGCGCTGACTGCTGGCGTTGCTGGCACTATGGGCGGCGGTTTAGTC